AAACTGGAGCCGCATCGTGTTTACCAATGTTCTGATGTCGCTTTGCAGATTTATGTCAGCGGATTGTCCAGCGAGTTGTCCAATCGGAACTTCTCCGACCTTGGTTGCAAATCCAGCCGCGATACCTGGAACGCCAGCACCTGCAAATCTGAACTTTTCCGACAATCCAAGAACAGACGCACCAAGCCTAGACATTCCTTGCTTGAATGCGATCTCAATGCCGCCCATGATGGCATTGCCAACCAAGACGCCAAGAGCAACTAGATTTGCAGTGTCTCCTGCAAGCGCAGTTGCAAATGCATTGAAGATCTTTGATGCAGCATTTGAAACCTGTGGCGCAATCGCTTGGAAATTTGCGACGATTTGCGGCGTCATCTTTGCAATGGCATCTGCAAGTTTGTCGAACTCTTGCGAAATTGGAACCGCAAGCTCATCGCGCATTTGATTGAATGCGGCCCGTATGCGTGATGTACCTGTTACGGCAGCACCTGCTGATCTGCTGATCTGTCTCTCAACAGCGGAAAGGATCTCGGACATTGCTTTTGCTTTGTCTCCAGTCATGGCAAATTCAGCACCGATCCGGTCAATATCCACCTGCATCAGCGCGCCTGTCTTCTTGAGCGATGTTAATCCTTTTTCTGGATCTTCAAGAGCTTTGCCAAGTTGAATCGCATAACCACTTGCATCGCCACCAAACGCAACTCCCATTCCAAGCGCGGCCTTGGTTGCTCGGTCGAATGCTCCTCCAACTTCTCCTGCTGTTTTTGCAACAGATTCAAATGTTGAAAGTTTTGTCTGCGAAGATTTGATGATGCCAGCGTCGATGCCTGTTGCCAACTCTGTGGTGTCGGCAAATTTAATCATTTTTGCAGTAACGCTTTCGGCTTTATCGCCAAAAAGGCCCATGCTGTCCACAACGCTCCGAAGCACTGCATCCTCACGCCTTGCTGCCTCTCCGGCCTCGATCAAGGATTCGGTGATCTTGTAAGCACCAAACGCAGCAGCACCCATGGCTGCGCCGACCGCGGCAGCACCAGCAGCAATTGCGGTCAATGGAGTGGAAAGGCCAGACAGCCCGCCCTTGACGCTCTTCAACGTCTTGTCGAAGTGCGAAGCATCGCCTTTGATCTTTACTGTGAGTCCTGCCGCCATCGCTTATTCGGTCGAGTCAAAGATTGATTTGATACGGTCGGAAAGGCTTTGCTGCGTGCGCTCAACATCCGGCGTCGTGCGATAAACCTTCACGCCTTTGCGCGCCAAGATCGCATGGATCAACTGCGGCGTCTGGTCGATTGGCATATTCAAGATCGCATCGGGTTCCCATCCGTATTCGGACGCCAGAAGATCGACGAGCGCAGCGGATTCTTCCGCCGGGTCGCCGGTGCTTGGCATTACTTTCCCGGCTCGTCGGCCACCTCCACGGCAGCGCGAGTGCGTCGGTCAATCACTCGGGACAGATAGCCGACGACGGCATCGAAGTCGTCATCCGTGATCTCGAAAAGGATGTCTTCCAACTCTTGTAGCGTTGGGCGTGAGATGCCCTGGCTGATCGCCACGAAGGCCGCGATTGCGATGGCGTCGGAATCATCGCCGCACTTCTGGATCGCGCGGTTGACCATCGTGGCCACCCGCTGCGAATACGTCAGCAGCTTCTCACCCGTCGAGATCGTCGGCGGCTCGTCTGTCCATGCTTCATTCAGTTCGGTATTCATTTTCGGAAAAGGATCTTTTCGAGCGCGTCGATCTGGCGTTTCTGCATGTCCCTGCCAATCAACGCCACGCGGCCACGGTGTTCGACGCGCGCGAACTGGATCTGCTTGATCACCTTGACCATGTTCTCATGGCCAACGATCGCTGCCTTGGCGTAGCTGATATTCGCGTCTGGCAGCTTCTTGAACAACGCATCGTCGTCGTAAAGCGCAGCGTCTGCGGCGGCGGATTCATGGAATACCCATGTCGTCACCTGCGGGTTCTTCCGCCAGCCGATCATCTGGTGGCCGAGCGCGCAAAGCACCGATGCCTTGCGCGTGTTTGTGATCGGGCAGCCGGCACCGAAGTGCGGTCGGCCAGACAGCTTGTCGATGCTGTCGATCAGTCGATCATGGCAGGCAAACGCTTCCTTGCAGATCGAGAGCGGGTGGTTCGGATTGCAGGCCAACCACTCGTCGTTGTGCCATCGCTTGATGATCGCGCCAGGTGAATTTCCTGCGGCATCGGTCTGCTGGAAGTGCCAGACCACGCGAACACCGTTGATGCCATCGCCTGCGCTCGTCGTCCACGGGTTATGTGGATTGAGCGGAACGTCGAAGGCGTAGATCGTCGCGGCAAGTTTTGGTGACGCGGTGTAGGCGTCCAGACTATCGAGCGGCGTGATCTCGAATCGCGGAACGATCGACTTCATTTCATTTCGTTGTCACCGGCTGGCGGGTTACGCCAGCGACGGGTGATTCATCGCGGTGACTTCGATCCGCTGATAATCCTCGTTGGAATGAGTGCGGGTGACGGACTCGACGATGGTCGATGCGCCTGCGCTGCCTTTGAAGTAGTCTGGAATGGCCGTCACCAGCGAAACGGTCGCGGCCATGGTGCCAGCAAACGGCGAACTCGTCGGGATGAAGCCGGAGATAGTCACTTCGGCGCGCTCGTCGTAATAGGTCTTCCCGGTCACATCACCGGTGCCGTTGCGAACTACCTTGCTTTCCTGTGAATAGGAATAGCCGATCGAGTCGGTGATGATGCCGGTCTCGGTAACGAGTCCGAAGGTTGCAGAAGTCCCGAAAGCGGTTGCCATAGCAACCTTTCGCGGATGTCAAAGCAGGTAAGCCAATGCTTCGCCAGTGTACTTCGTCTCGACGGTGGACTCATCGAAGGTCTGCTCGTTGCCGCCGTAAAGCCAATGGTCGATCTGGATCGACGCCGTGGACAGTGCCTTGATGTTCGTCGGGTTGTTTAGCGCGGTTTCCAGTTTGTCAGTCCACGTTGCGCTAGACGTGTCGCCAGCGTGACGCCGGAGCGTGATCTCCATTCCGACTCGCTGCACCTTGGCCATGGCCACCGAATGCGCTTCAGACGACGAGACCTCGACGGCAATCGTCGGTAGGCTGATCTCGGCGGTCTGCGTTCCATCGACAATCGTCACGGACTCGCCGGTGAGAACCGTCGTGATGCGTGCCTTGATTCGGTCTTTGAGAAGTTCCTGGGTGGTCATGGTCAGAGAGTTTTCCAGAGTGTTTTCCGCGCCTCAATTCTCATCCGCGCGTATTGCTTGCGGTAGGCTGTGCGGATTGCATGCGAAACGTATGCACTGCGTTGTGCCTTGCGAACGTAGTCAACTTCGTTCGTAACGTAGACGGTCGATGTCGTAGGGTTTGCCGATACGCGCGCCGATCCATTCTTGGTTGCATGGCGTTTCACCCAAATTCCAACGCCACTGATGGGTTTTCCGGTCAATGCCTGCCCGGCGGCAATCCACGCGCCTTTGACAAGTCCTGCGTTTTTGGATTTTTTGATCGCATACTGACTTACATCGTCCGCAGCATATGGTGATTTCCGCATCTGCCCTTCGGTTTTGATCATCTTGCTGACAGCTCCAGTGCGACCGCGCCTTGATTTGTGCGCTTGTTCGATTGTCTCTTCGTTCCCTTGGATTTGGGAGTTCTTGATTGCGCGCCAGACCTGCTTACGGATCGACCCTTCAAACTTCTTACCAGCCTTTGAGCTTACTCCGAATGGCTGAATTTTGATCGCAAGCTCCTTGCAGACAGCTCTCGCAAGCTCAATCGTAGCCTCGCGCTGCGTCTTTCCGACCTGCTCCTTGTAAAGCTCAAGGCCGTGCCGGAAGTTGTCCAGCGATCGCGGATCTATTGTGACCTTGATCATTGGCTGTTGTTGACATCTGCGAGCGTGAAGCTGATCGCAATCTTGCCAGTGACCACCTCGGCCACGCGGTAGGCCACGCCGTCCACAGTGCAGCGTTTCTGGAGGAGCGAGCGCGGATTCGTGACATCCGCAGGCTGGGCAGTGACGATCATCGAGATATCGCTTTCAAGGCCACCAAGCGCGCCTTCGTAGGACTTCCGGCTGTCGTTCTCCACGACGGAAAACGTCTGGCCTTCGCAGACCATCGTCACAGTCCCGAATATGTTGTCGATCTCGTCGTTCCCAGACAGCAGGAAATCATTGAGGATGCTCACATTGTCGCGGTGATGTCAACCTTCCGGTGCCTCGGTCGTGGCCGCGTCGTGCCGGTATTCGTGGAGCAACTGATCAATGTGAACGCTCGTTTGAATCATGCGTCTGGCCTGCTTTGACCAGATCAGATCCTCGCCGTAGTTCGTGTTACCGAAAAGGCACTGGGCGACAGCCTCACGCCGCCACGCGCAGATGTGCCACGGCGCACGCTTGGTGATGCCGCCAGGCGTGAACGGCTCGTCTTGATGCTCCACGCCGAAGACGACTTCCGATTGCAGGCCGTTGTAGATGGCACGCTGCCGGAACGTGATCACATCCGGCTTGCCTTTGGCGGCGTCCAGAATGGCGTTGACGTAGCCGCCAAGGATAGTGTCGTCGTCGTCTACGAAGGCGATGTACTCGCCGCGCGCGATGTCGAGCAATGCCTGCCGCTTGAGTCCAATCGAGCGCGCTTTGTTGTCCACAAGCACCAGATGCTCGACGGTGCCAGCGTGCCTAGTCTGCCTTGCGATCTCGTCTTGTAGCTTTGAGACGCTGAACGCGCGGCTCGGAACGGACGGCGTTAGAATGGATAGGATTGGCTTGCTCATTTTTTCGGAAGATGTCGTCGTAGTTGCTGCGGAATTTCTGGCCGTCAACCGGCCTTGGTTTATCGCCTTTGCCTGCACTCATGGTTTTGGTTGTTTGATCCAGCATCGCCCGATTTGAATCCAAGGAAATCCAGCCTCCTCGACTGCTTTACGAACTCCATCGGCGTCAATGTCGTGGCCACCGAAGAACCCAATATCGCTCACCTTGGGAAGCCATGCGGCGATGTCGGCCTTGACTGAATCATAGTCGTGCGCCGCGTCGATAAAAACTCCATTGAGCGAACCGTTGTCGAACGTGCTGGCAGCTTGTAGCGACTCGGATTGCATCACCTCGATGTCACGACATCCGATATTGGCTTTGAACTCGGCAAAGGTGTCCTGCGCTCCAGTGTCGTCGTCACCTTGAAAGGTATCCACAGCGATCACCTCGACATCACGCTTGCCAAGATCGTCCAAGCAATCCCGCAGGTATGAAATGGATTTGCCTTTCCAAGATCCGATCTCAACGAATCTGCCGTCCTTCGGCAGCGTCTTCGCGACGTGAGCATAGACGTTGCGGAAGTCGAACCAGCCTTGCATTTCGGATGACACCTTCCACCCGTCACGCAATCTTGCCAGCGTGCCGACTCCAGTCAGATAATTGAAATCATCGTTGCTGCGCGAATAAGTCTCATCCATCTCGCCTTTGCCGAATGCCGGATGATTGTGCTGGAACGTGATCTTGTCGCGCGCGTCGATCACAACGCCATCCTTGAACGCGCGCTCGCTGAACCAATTATCCGAGTACATCGAGAAGAACTCGGGATGGAACAGATGGCCTTGCTGCTCGTAGCGCGCCCGAGTGAGGATCGCCATGCAAAGTAGATCATCCTTGCGGTTGCCATCGCTCACGGCCAGCACCTTCGGCTTGCTGGTGTCGCCAATCGCCTCAAGGATCATCTCGTCCCAGTACATCGGCGGATCGAAGTCATCCGACATCTGGACGAGGATCTGACCGTTCGATGCCTTCGCGGCTTCATTCCATGCGCCAACAGGGCCGGCTACGCGGTTTTGAACATGGCGGCAGCAGATGAATGGGCCTGCCTTGTCGTCATCGTAGTCGATGGCGAAGATGTGTTCGATCGCGTCGGCGTTCTTGGCTTTGTCCAGCCACGTCTGACGAGCAAGCCACGCCTGCTTCGGCCTGCCACGGGTGGCGTGCAGAAGTGAGATCTTCGCGCCGTTCTCGATGAAGTGGTTCAGTTCCAGTGCGGATGCTTCCTCGGGCCTTCCTGCTCCACGCAGGGCCATGCCGCGGAGCTGCACGCCAAGCCATGAGTGGAACTTCCTGCGGCTGTTCCAGTACCAGTGGCGAGGCTTCTTGAGTCCCCACATGGCATCACTCCATGCCAGTGCCTGGTCGAATCGGTTCGATGCCAGCGAGAGCAAGCACAGCTCACCATAAGCTTCCCGACGCGAAGGATCGACGGCAACGGCTTGAAGGTAGAGCTGCGCGCGCGTCGTTGGATCTGGCGCGAGTTGGCCAAGGAAGATGAAGGCTTCGTATCGTTCTGGCAGGCCAGCATCCTCGGCGGCAGCAAGTGCCTGCGCCGACTGGATTGCGCCTTCCACGTTGCCGCAGGATCGCTGCGCCTGCATCGTGTAGAACAGTTGCGATGCGGTGCGATCTTCCAGTGGCACTTGCTCAAGGATGCGAAGATTGCGCTCGTTGTTCTCTGGCTTGCGCGGCCCGATCGGCATGTGAACGACGGCCACGTTGTCGAAGCGAGCGGCCTTCTGCGTTTTCTCGACCTCTAGGCATTCGTGAATGGCGTTCTTCCACTTCGCGCGGCCTTTCCTCCAGAAACGTTCGCGGTTGTGGGTGATTCCGTCGTCTGGCACCTCGTATGGGCAAAGCACGATGTCGATGTCATCGGCAAGTTGAGCCAGCATCTCGCGCATGCCCTTGCACGATTCCTTGCTGATGATGTCGTCGGTGTCAGCCCAAGCAAGCCAGTCGCCGGTCGCAAGAGATGCAGCCTTGTTTCGTGCTGCCGCGAAGTTGTCAACGTGCGGCCAGTGTCCGGTGCCTTCTTGGTTGAAGTATTCTCCGATGATGCATCCGCGATCCTGCGCGATCTTGAGCGTGTTGTCTGGATCTTGGTCGCCGCATGCCCGAACAACAACGATCTCGTCGGCAAGGTGCTGGAAGTGATCAAGAAATCGCCCGATGTATTGCTCTGCGTTTCCCGTGATGACGGTGAGTGACAGCTTCATTTCGACTGGAAAGTGGCATTTCGCACAAGTATGGCAACAAAAAACCCGCTCCAGCCTGTGCTAGAGCGGGTCTTTGGATGCCTTTTAAGTTTAGGCAGGAACGGTCACGAGGGCCAGACCGAGGGTCAACGCCGGAGTGAATCCGAACAAGCACTCAAAGTTGGCGTAGTGCTTGCCGGTCGCCGTGTTGAAGTGGCGGCGATAGCCCATCGAGATGCCATTGCTGGCGACCACTTGCTCAGCGGCGAGGTATTCGCCTGGAGCTTGCGGAGCAAGGTAGCGCATCGCAAGAGCGATCGAGTCCGGGTGAGCGATAAAGCCACCGAGCTTGGTGAGACCGTTGGCCGGGATCACGTTGGACTCGAAGATGTTCACGCCGAGCAGGCTCGGGATGCGACCATCGCGGACAGCTTCGGCACCGCCGTAGTTGAGTGCTTGAGCAACGCCGGAGCTGGTGAGCAGGCCGGTGTAGATCTCGGTGTCACCGATGAACGACAAGCGATCGGTCGGCACGTCGTTCTGGGCCATCTTCTTACGAAGCGCACCGATCTGGGTCAGCGTGTAGTTGCTGCCGGCAGTGGTGAGTAGAGCCGCACCGAAGTTGCCAGTGGTGATGGTCGAGAAGATGTCTTGAAGAACGATCTTGGCGAGTGCTTCACCAGCTTGGATGGCGAGGTTGTCGAGGACAGCCGCCGAGCTGTTGGCAACTTGAACGTCGGTGAGATCGACCGAAGCGATGCGGTGCTTGTTCAGCGAGACGGTTGCGAAGTTAATGGCACCGCCACCCACTTCGTAGTCGTTGTTGAACGTGGTCGCCGTGACGCCGGAGATGAGCGGCACGATGACGGCATCACCTTTGCGCGAGGTATCTGACGAGAAGTCACGCGAGAAGGCGTTGAGCGGAGCGAGCTTCGCCACAAACGCTTGGAGAGCGACTTGGGTGAAGATCTTGTCGTTGAGGGCAATGGTAGCCATGGTTGTTTATGTGGAGTGGGTGATTGGTTCAGACGCGATAGCGACCTTGCTCGGCAAGGATGGCAGCGCGGTTTTGGTTAAAGAACGTGGTGGCTTCTTCGCCTTTGAGCGCGGCGAACTGGTCGAGCAGGCTCGGCACGGACTCGTTGGAATCGGTCGTCAGAGCAACGGCACCGCCGTGTCCTTGGGTGGCGAGCAGTTCCGCAGCCTTGTTGGCGACGACTTCCTGCGAGGTCGAAGCAACAGTTTCCAATTCGGAAACCTTTGCCTCAAGCGCGGCGGCCTTTTCGGACACTTCGGTCAGATCGGCTTGCAGCTTGGCGTTGACTTCGGCCAGCGCGGTCAGTTCGTTGACTTTGGCTTGCGCCTCGATCAATTCGGCACGCAAGGTGTCGTTTTCAGCGACTTGGGCCTCAAGTTGGGCCACTTGGTCGTTGCCTGGAAAAAGTTTAGCGAGAATGCTCATCGCTTTCACCGAGTTGTCAAAACTGACGATCTCGTCAGCGAACTTTTTCTCGATGGCAGACTTGGCATCAAACCAAGTTTCGGCGCGCATCATCTCGCGCACCTCCTCCTCATCCATTCCGGTGCGTTTGCTGTAGATCTCGGCAAGTTGAACGTTCATCCGCTCGGCTTGATCGGCAGCTTTGCGAAGATCCTCGGCGCGGCCACGGACTCCGGTTTGCGCTTCATGGATCATGATCTGCCCATTCGGCACGATGCGAATCACATCGGCGGCCATGGCGATCACGGATGCCATCGACGCGGCAAGCGTGTTGATCGTTGCCGTGACTTTGACGCCGCGCTGGCGCAGGCCGAGCAATTCGTTGTAGAGCGTGAACCCATCGAAGATGGAGCCGCCGGGACTGTGGATCTCGATTTCCAGTTCATCGACCGCGTTCTCAAGGCAGTTCGTAAGTTCGCCAGTGTACTCGCCGGATTGTGCAGCAGTGGCACCGAATAGCCGCCCGATCTGCTCGATCAGTTCGTCCATCACGGGTTGCACAACTGCGTCCTTGAGTCGGATTTTGCCCGACTTGTTTTCGATTGAGATGATGCTCATGGTTCTTGTTCTCTTGCTTTCTTGATCTGTTCGGCTTTGCGGTTTGACCATGCCTGCCCGGCATCGCCACCCCATGCAGCCCATGCCACGCGACCCGGCGACGGATATCCCTCGTCGCCTTGTCGAAATCCTTGACCTTGCTTGTCCACTTCGTGACGCGCGAACCAAGCAGACATCTCGATCACCCAGTCTGCCGGGATGTCCTGGCCCGAAAGGATCTGGCGCGCCTTGTCTCGGGCCACGCTTGTGCCGCCTTGGCGACCATCGGCCTTCCATTGCCGGTAGCGTTGTGCCTCGACGCGCATGCCTTCGTTGGCGCGCAGGTCGATTTCAACTCCGTTGATCGTAGCCATCCTTGTTCGATTACTTCAGAACCTCTTGGTTGATGGCGTTTTGCTGCGGCCCGAGACCGACAGCAGATGCGGCCTTCTGCAAAAGCGTGATCGGCCTGCGGAAACCGCCATCTTCCTGCCATGCTCGCTGGATTGGAGCGTTCATCGGCGGCAAGTTGGCCTCGCGTCGGAAGGCTTCTTCATCCAGTGCCGATGGCGTGATGGCACCGGCGCGAACTGCAACGCCGTAGGCATCAAAACGCGACTTCAGTTGATCGTAATTTGGCGAATCGTCCATGTGATCGCCGTCCTCATCGTCCGAATCGTTCATCGAACGCGATGAATCCATGTCCACTGGATCGTTTGCGCCGAGCATCGCCATCTCCCGGTCGGAAATGCGGACTCCGTAGATCTGCTCGGCCTCGATCGCCGCCAGTTTCCGCAAAGCAATCTCTGCCGCGCGTTCCTCAAGGTGGCTTTCAAGCGTCTTGCCGCGCATGGCAACAATGTCGCGCATGTTGGCCGCGCCCATCTTCCACATGGTCTCCAGTTCCTTCGTGACCCGGCCATCGTCGATGGTCAGCTTCGGCGGCGTGGAGAACTCCCAGCGATACCACTCGGAATCTTGCGGCAGGTCACCGCGCTTCATCGCCTTTGCAACAGCGTATCCGACGATCCGCTTGGCGGCGTAGAAAAGCAGGTCTTGGCGATCCTCAATCGAGCGTTGCGCCATCGCAATCTCGGTGCGCTGCGCGGTGCCTCCACCGACACCGTGGCCGTTGTAGAACGCATAGGGCCAATGCAGGCCAGCGAATGCTGACTTGAGCAGTCGATCGTGGAAGTCGAGGAACGGATTCCCTGGCCGATTGTTGACGAGCGTCTCGATCTTGCCGCCGGAATTGCTCTTGAAGTAACGGACAGTGCCGCCGTCCATGCTCTCAACGGTCAGCGATTTGCCGTTCGTGCCGACTTGAGAAAGCGTCGTGAACGGATCGTCCATGTCTGGGCCACCGTTCTCGTTGTACTCGATGAGCGAGATGCTCGACATCTGCAGCATTGCCAGACGTTCCCAGTCGGTTGACTGGATCATGTCGCGGCAATCGTTGATGCAGTGCGTCAGAGCGGTCAGACCACGGCCTTGATACTGCCACTCTGGATCGAACAGGTGAATCATGTTCTCGGCCAAGATCCATTCCGACAGCTTGCCGTCTTTGTCCACGAAGGCATACTCCTTCGGCGCGCCGGTCGCGTAGTAGACGATGCCGTCTGTGATCGTGCCGCCACGGATGCGTTGGCCTTCGGAAACTCCCTGCGGTGTCGCGATCCGATGACTCGGGATGCCTTGATAGCGCGGAAATCCGTTCTCGGTCTCGGTCAGCAGGATGAAGATTTCACCGTCAACGTCGATCGACGATGACCAGGTGAACATGTTGGTTCGGAAATCGTGCATTCCGCCACGGGTGTCACCGATGGCGTAGAAGATCTCGGAAAGCCACTGCGTCGCGGTGCGGCCCCAGTCCTTGTTCTTGCCTCGGAAGATCGGCAGAAATGCACGTCCAACTGCGTACATCGAACGCTGGTTGATCGCGTTCTTGATCGGCCCGAAATTCAGATAAATCCGACGCGCGTGGCTTTGGAGTGTATTGCGGTCAGTCGCCGGAACGAGATCACTGATGTCCTTGCGCTCGACAGGTTCCCATGGACGATAGGCGTTGTTCTGCGCTGCACGCGCCGCCTTGTAATTGATTGTACGCCCAAACTCGTCAACGATGGCCATCGCTCATCGCTGAATGTCAAAACCTGCCAAGGCTCCTGCCGGTGCCTGGAGCATATCCAAGCGAAAGCCATTCAACGGCAAGGCGAAGCGCGGTCTGGCGATCGTTCTCGTTCAAGCCAACCATTTTCGACATGGTGACGCCGTTCTTGGTCGCACTCGTTACGGAATCGAGTCCACCTTTGGTCAACGCTCCACCAGAAACAGAGTCGTCAAACGCTTGTTGGATTTGAGCCGTGCGCTTGGCATTGTCCTTCGCCCATGCGAAAAGGTTTCGGGCCACTTGGTAAACGCTCGCCGCCATCGCCATCCGGCGGATGTCAAACATCGAAGCCAGGGATCAAGCGCAGCATGAGAGCGGCCACGATCTGCATGGCTTCGCAGTCCCAGGCGTGGTTGTTCCTTCGGACTTTCGTCCAGCGATACTCGGCCTGCTTTGTCTTGCTGTTCACCACCTCGCGCTTGGCCTCGCTGTCGATCTGCTTGAGATACTCGTCCGAAGCGTCATCCGGCACAGACCATGCACCCGCCTTGCCGATCCGGTGAGCGTGCAAGATGTCCTTGATTCGATCCGACGACCAGAAAGCATAGCGCGCGCGCTTGCCATTTGTCGCCGGTGCTTCCGAGAAACGCGAGAATGGACGATGAACGACGTCGCCGTTTGGCTTGCGCGACGGGAAAGACTTATTGCCCGAGCCGTGTAGACCCGTCCAGTTGTTCTGCGCACAGAACGAATAGACGATGTCGGTCTCATACTGGGCGTCGATGAAAACCATCTTTGGATCGACGGCGTATCGACGTTGGAGATCCGCGATCTGGTCGAAGGTCTCGATCCGCCCGAAGAACAGCTTTTTGGATGATCCGTCTGGACACCACGCTCGGATCACCGCCCAGAAGTGGTCGCGCTGTTTGTCCACCGTGAGGAAGCGGAAAGCCTCGTTTTCGATCTTGCGACCATCGGCAAACTCCGACATCAAATAGCCGTCTCCAACGAGCGTCTCACGGTTATCGGTGAGATCCTCCTCCCACGCCTCGGCCAGACGCTTCTGGATGAACTGCCGCAGCGGATCGAGATTGCCAATCTTCATCGCTGCCTTGGCTTCCAGCCAGAGCAGCACGATCTCCCAGAGCGGTTTGCGCCAGTTGCACAGAACGTTGTAGTGGAATCCAACATGGCCCGGTAGACCGGTGGCTGTCGGCGTGTAGCGTGCCGACTCGGCCAATGCTCGGCGTTGCTGCGGATTGTCGCCGCATGTCCAATCGCACTGCTCTGATTCGCACTTGATCCGTGCTGATTGCGCGCGCTCAAGGAGTGGCTTTTCCTCGTCATCATCAAAGGTGACGTTGCACCACTTCCACGGCTGGACGGTGCCGCAACTCGGGCAGGTAAAGCAGAACTCGCGCTTGTCGGTCTGCTGCCATGACTTGTCGAGATCATCGCCTTTGCAGCCTGCCTGTGATAGAACAAAGAACTGCCGATTCCAGCGATCGTGGAGCCGGCCTCGGGCCTCGTTCAGCATGCCTGGCCTGTACTGCCATGCCTCGTCGTTGAACACGCGACGCATCGACTTGGATTGCAGGCCGCTCAAGTTCGCGCCGGTGAGGAACAGCGACATGTGCGGGAATAGGATCTGCATCTTGCGCTTTTTGTGCCGATCCTCCGGCAGCAGCGCGGCAGTCTCTGGTGTGTTGCGGATCACCCAGTCCATCCGCGTTTCCGCCCAGTCCTTGAGGTCGTCATCGGTCTGGCCGACGAGTAGAGTTGGGCCAGGATCTTCCGCGACGATGTAGGCCAGCCCAGCCTCCATGAAGGTGGTCTTGCCGGTGCCGATTGGCGCGAGGAAAACAACTTCTTTGCACTCTGGATTGGCGATGGCATCGAGCGGCTCGCGCTGCCAAGGCGCATTCTCGATCTGGTATTTTGGCGTAAGGCCGTCTTGGATCGTGACTCGCCCACTCGCCCATTGCGCCGGTGATAGGCGAGCAGGTGGACGCACTGCTCGGCGGAATGATGTCAGCAGGCCGGAGCAGTCACCCATCGGCTTCGACCTCCCAGACTTTTGAGGACTCATCCGCAAGCGTAGCCATCACCTCGTCAACCTTGCCTCGGATGGTGCGCTGCATCGCCGCCGGTTCCATGCCTTCGAGCATCGGCGGCAGGTCGGCCTCCATCCTCATGATCGCCGCCTTCACTGCCGAGCCGATGCGGATCAATGCTTCCTCGACCACAGCGCGCGAGACGTACTTGCCTGCCGCCTCCCGCAGCTTGTAGGCATTCAGCAGACCGTCGATCTGGAGTTTGACGGTCTGCGCCTGGCTCTTGTCCGTGACCGCCGAGAGCTGCCGGATGATCGTTTCAATGTCGATGTCGGTCGGATCTTCCGGCATCGGCACCGCGGCCAGCTTCGGCTTGAGGTCGTCTCGGATGTTGCTCGGGATCTGCCTGGCGCGGCGCAAATACTTGCGGATGGACTCGTCGTCGAACACGTCCACGCCGAGCTTCTCCCAGACTCGGAGAACCTGCACCGATACGCCAACCTCGGATGCCCTGGTGAGCATCGAGCCACGCTTCTTGCGGCTTTTGGTTGGGTTTGCTGGCATTATCGCAAATAAGTTGCGCTATTTTGACTCATGCGCGCTTTTCGCGATGAGCCTCACC